TGACCCATGCCAGCCATACCCGCCAGCTTGTTGTATTCGCTGGTTTGTTGATTCGCCCAATTGTTGTAATTCGTGCCGTAGGTCTGGAGAGCCTGGTTGTAGACGTTGTTGTAATTCGTGTCCGCATAGTTCTGGCCGTATTGGTTGAGCGCCGCCTGCGTCCCCCCAGTGAGAAGTGTTCCATTCGCCGCCGCGCTGGCTTGCTGCGCGCCCTCTCCCTGCTGTAAGCCGAATTGATATCCGGGAGTCTGCCGGGCCTGATCCGCAGTGGGAGCTTGAAAAGCGCCTCCCCCGTATCCCTTCATCAGCTCGCCATACGATCCCAGATTCGTCGCTGCTGTTCCGGTTGTGGTAGTGACGCCGGGAACGGCTACAGATCCAGAGATTCCGGGGATCGAGAGCGTTTGTCCTGCACCTGTCGTTGCACCCCCGCCGCCTGGATTCTCGCCACCCATGCCCATCAGATATTGCAGGGTCGCGTTCGCATTGTCGCCGGTCTGCAAATAAGGCTGGAGATTGGCCTGGTTCTGCTGGTTCTGCTGGTTTTCGAGGGTAAGACCTTCCTGGCCGAGAGACCCCTGCATCTGCGCATTCTTCTCGGCTGCTGTTGCTTGGGTGGACGCCGCATTCTCCGCAGCATTTGCTCCAATGAGGCCGCTGGCGACACTGCCGCCCGCCGCAAGTCCCCCGCCGATCATTAGCGCCGTACCAGTAGCCACACCCGACATTACGACCTCCTACTGAGCAAATTGGCGGATTCGTCGCTGAATTCGTCCTCTGCTTCTTCAACCATTTTCGCGTTGCTCGGGAAAATCATCGTAATTTCCGTTTCCGCACGTGTCACATAAATCTGTTTGCGTCCGGAGGGAGCGTTGAGAACATTGTATCCCTTCAGCTCTTTCCATTCTTCGCCCGCCAGAACGATGCAATCCCCGTTGACGATAAGCAACGTGGGGATCTTGATGAGAACGCTGGTGATGACCTGATACGCGGCCAGACGGCAGGTACGGGCATACATTCCCGCATGGAGAGAATGCTCCATCTTCACCTGGAGCGTATTCTCGTGTGGCCTTATTCTCGCCTCCACCAGCGCAATTTTCTCCATAATTTCTGGAGTTGTAGGCGGCAGCGTTTTGTCGATCAGAGCGAGACTCATAACGTCCTCAGGTAGACAGAATTGGAGCGGCGGTACCGTCCCGCGTTGAGAGCCAGCAACCTCGCAAACCGGCTTCCCGCGGGGACGGTCCATTGAAAGCAGGCGCCTCCCTTGCTTTTCGCGTATTCCTCTGCGAGATCTATCATTCTTGCGCCTGTTCCGCTCATCCTATGCCCCGGTGCGAGGAAAATATCAGCATTGGAACCGATATTTTTACCGTAGTGCGGAATCGTCCAAACCAGCACAGTAAGGAATCCGATTAGCGCGTCTCCCTCGTAAACCCCAAACGCTTGCAAGCCTCCCGATGCCTCCATTAAAGCGTAAAGATCGGCCTGTGGATTGATTGGAGCTAGCTCAGGGTTCGCGCACTCGGACTCGTACTCGGCAAATAGCTCCTTTGCGTTCGGAGCTCCGAGAATGTCCGCGTAGCTTACCTTGCGGATATCGGCCATCAATACCCCTTCGCCATCCAGGAACATGACGCTCCGGCGGTTACCGTATTCGAGGACGAATAGAAGCCGGTAGGCGCGCTTACGCTTGGAGTAAGAATTCCACACGTGTACACGTTGTTCGGGCTGCCGCTTGGATTCGCGGCGCAGGTAGCCGCATTGCCGCCATCGCATCCGTTCGGACTAAAAACTACCTGAATACTCGAAAGCGTGGTGAATGCATGAGGGAAAGCCATGCTGAAGCTACCGCCATTCTGCCCTCCAAACGTGGGAGTTGATCCCCACTCGTCATAGCTTCCATCAGGGTTCTGCCGATAGCAATTACCGCCCACGCACACCGGGCCGCTATTGCTGCTACCTGCACCACTTGATCCTACCGTTACCCAATATGAACCGTTGTACACGGCAGTAAGAGCGGTCGTAGCGCCTACACCAGTAGCCATCAGTGGCGGGTTTATCAGGTTGGAAGGCCACGCTACGGTGTATATGCTTGATCCGTACGGCGAGCCCGGAGTGTAACTGCTGGGTATATTTTGCTGCACAAATGAAGTGCTGGTTGTCAGATAATAATAGGCTTCTGCACCCGTCCCCGCCCCCAGATAGAACTTGTACTGCGTCACGCCCGCATACGCTGGGCAGGTCCAAGTGATTGAGTTCGTAGACCCTGAGCCTGTCGCCTGATACGCCTCCGCGCTCGGCAGGCTCTCTGTCACCCCGAACAGATAACTGCATTTTGCGTAATAGGTTGTCGTAGCCGGGAGACTGCCTCCAGTGGTAGAGGTTGTGACTGTCGGAGCGCTCGCTGGAGCCGTAGTTGTAGACGACCCCTGTATCAGTGCGATGGAAATCAACTGTCCAGTTGATCCGCCGATGATCGAGCTGGAAGTGACATTACCCCCTAGTGTCATCTGGAAAGCGCTGTAGCTCGCCGCGTTAAATGACGGGGCAGAAGTGAAACCGATGATATCCAGGTTCCCGGTCAGCGGAGTAGAGCTTGTCGAGGAGCTTGCAACCGTGTTCCAGTTTGTTCCGTTGTAAACCGTAATCAGCGAGTTGCACACTCCCGCGTTAGTCACAAACTGGGGAGAATTTAGGACATTCGAAGGCCACACGAAGGTTCGCCCCCCGGTCGAGTCTTCGCATATGTCGAAGGTGGAAACCTGTCCAATGGTTCCGCCTGCAATTGTGCTACTTGTCGCGTTCCCTGTGAGCGTGAGCAGGAAATTCGAGTAGTTTGTTGCTGGAAATATCGGCGTAGACGTGAACGTTAGAGTATCGAGATTGCCAAGAATCACCTGCTGGCTCTGCGAGATCGTGACCCAGTTGGAGCCATTATAGAAAGCAGTCACCACAGTGCAAGCATTCAGCGCAGAGTTTATCGTGGGTGCATTCGGGTACGTAGAAGGCCACGCAAACGTAAATCCGGTAGTTTGGCTGTTAACCACCTGACCGGTCCCGTTCTGGCAAATCTGAAAAGCTATCGTCTGGCCCGTAGTTGCTCCGGTGATTGTGCTGGATGCGACATTTCCGCTCAGCGTCATAGTGAAATAACCGTAACTGCTAGCAGCAAAGACGGGAGTCGAACTAAAGGTCACGGCCTGGAGCGCTGAGGCTACGCTGGTAAACGACCCTGATGCTGGCACAGAGGAGCCGATTGCAGAACTATTGATGCTCGATCCTGTAATTACCGCACTGGAAATTGTTGTGCCTGAATCCGTGCCGCCGGTGATTGTAGGGTTGGTGATTGTCGCGCCGCTTATGGTCCCGTTCAGGAACGCATCGCCGGGAATCTGATCAACCGTCCACTGGAGGCTTCCCGATGAGCAGTGATACCCACCAGCGCTGTAGGCGACAAACTTGTAGGAGTTCGCGCCAAGCCACATCACAGCGCTGCCGGTAGTATCGAGAATGACGGGGTTCGTGTTGGCTGTGCCGCCTGTGTAATCGGTGTAGGTCGCCTGCTGAGTGGTTGTGCCGCCTTGGTAGGTGTAGATGCATCCGCCCGAGAGTGGCTGGCCTGTCTGAGTGGTGAACGTGGCGCGCGGCGACCGGAAAGGCACCACAGGATTCTGAGATACAGCAGGGACAGAGCTCAGGAATAGTGCCAGCGTTCCGAGAAATGTGATAATACGGTTTTTCATAGTCCTGCCTTTGCGTTTAGTGCGGCAACCTGTGCGACAAGGGCCGCAATCGCCGTCTGAGTGTCTGAAAGGTGTTTGTATCCGAACTCAGTGAGCCCGCTAGGAGGGGAAGGAATCTGACTCGCCTGCGAGTGAACGAACGGAACCGCTGCGGATACCGGGGAGGGAACATTGATCGTCTGAGCCATCATTGCACCTGTGCCATCTGCTTCTGTAGCCGCTGCATTGGCTGCTGGAAGCCTGTTCCTTCAATATAACCGTCGATTATGCGCCAAGGTACTGGGTCCGTGGCTACAATGTCGAATACGAAGTCTCGCGCCTGACCAAGCCGCCGCAGGATGACTCGTTTCCTAGTTTCACCATCCTGTCCACAGTCCAACAAGTGCTCCGGTCCGAACGTCTTTGACCCGTCGCGGGAGATGCTAACCGACAACTGCGGACCGCGATAGTAGGGAGGCTGTTGCCCTGCTGGCGTAAGTGATGCTGCAGAGAGCGATCCATCGGAATTATCCACCGATAGCGCATATCGACCTCCACTTTGGTCATCAATTACCAGTTTACCCGCCTCTGAGACGCCAGTTTGCTCCATCGGCGGCGTCAGGCCAATGAGCGGTGGTTCTGGGCCCAAGCCTACCTCTAAATCGATCTGCAAACGGTCGAGGAACACGCGCTCGCGCTCAGCGGAGATGTGAGGAGAGCGCCGCCATCGGCGAATCGCGGTACCATTGTCCGTAAGGTTGGCAATATCCATCGAATAAATATTGCCTGAATTCCAGTCCCCTACAAGATGCTTTCCGAACGCGAATACATGGCAGGTTGAAAGGTGTGCGCTGTATCCGGTAGGCCCAGTCTGCGACCAGAATCCGCGCTCGTGCCATTGCTGGCTAGATGCGTCATAAACCCAAGTAGCGCCAGCGCCTCCATTGGCCGAAGGGAAGCGCAGAACCCAAAACGTGTGGCCCTGGTCGCGGTACGTGTATCCCACCGCGTCCGAACCCTTCAACGGATATGATGCCCAAGCAGTCTCAACGGCGAAATTTGATACCCGCGTTGGGGTGTAACCGTTCGCGCGCCAAGCAATATCGCCCATGCCATCTCGTCCGCCGAGCCAGAAAACAGTGTTATCCATCACGACAGGCGATAGTGGCGCTCCGCAGCCTTCCTCCATGTAGGCTCCTGAAATGGGGCTGAACGGCGTGTACTGGCTGGCTACGGAGTTGTAGTAGACCTGCGAGTGACCATCCTGCCCTAGAACAAAGAGAAAGTTGTATGCGGAGACAATGGAGGCGATATTCTCTGGAAACGTCTCGTTCTGCTGGACGCCGAGCGCATTCCACGTGGAACCATCGAGCAGGTTCGACACCTGAAACTTGTTCGTTCCGGCCAGCAAAGCCACGAAATAACTATGGCAAAACACCACGGATGCGGGAATTCCCTGCAAAGAGCTTACCTGCGTGAACGTACCTTTGGGGATGTTCCCGATTGCGTCCAGCGTGTAGATGAATAGCTTACCATCGGAGCAGATGAGCACTTGATTGCCGAGCGTGCCATTCGTCGCCATCGTGACCGGCTGAAGATTATTACCCACGGTGTCGATCATCGTCGGGGAACCTGCAGCATTCATCTCGTAGAACTTCGCGCCCCCCACGGCAAACATGCGCCCGTTAATCTCGATCTCACCGCGTACGGGCTTGTCGATTGTTCCCCATGCTGCCAGTCCGGGCGTAGGATAGAGCGCCATCGAAGACGCCGCCATCTGGCTTTCGATGTTTTCCTGGTACCAGTTCATCGTCCGCTGGCAGTCCGCGATAGTCGACTGGCTCTGGTACGAGGAGCCGATGAGGCCAAATCTCGCCATTTATCCGACGACCTCCACGTTTTTCTTGAGCAATTCTACGGTGTTCTGGAATGCGCGCACGAGAACTTCAGGGTCGATATTGAGCGGATAAACAGAACCAGAACGAGCCATGCCGGCCATGACGCAATCTGAAATCATGTCCAAAACGTCGATCAGGTTCACATCGGCGGGAACGCCGTCTGCCTCGAGCAGATGGTGACGGTTGACCTTGCGGTGATTGTCCCACCATGAATGCTCCTTGAAGCCGGTCAAGAAGTCGCGATGGAATCCATCGATATCGCTGATCTTGTCGTGGTCGTGCGCATCCCGCGATCTCTGCATTTTCTCGATAAAGAACTCAAGAGCGAATCGCACGTCCTCAATGTGCTGGAAACTACTGGATAGCAAAGTGTCTTTGCTTGTGTTTGCAAAGTCGCAGGTGCGTGTATCAGCCGTGGGGCTTTTCTTGATCTGGATCATTTTCATATAGCTCCAATCGTTAGTACGGTATCCCGAACATATCCGCTTTCCATTGGTAACCGGCAGGGTTGGTTTGAAGGTCAGAAATCAGGTTCAAATCAGGCGCATTCTGCGTCTTGACCATTGCAAGCGACTCCACAGCTATTTTCGCAACTGCGGGGTGGATCTGCGCTCCGAATTGCGGAGCCAACTCCAGGGCGAGATTGTAGACGAAGGCCCGCGCATACCCCGGCGGGAAATTGAGGATGGTTTGCAGCGTGGCCGGCCAGACGAGCGACTGCCAGGCGTAAATGCGCACATTGTTTGGCTGTGAGTTGGGGATGGGCCAGAAAGACAGCGTGCGTAGCGGTGCGCCGCCATCGTCATAGCAGACCAGCGGGAATGTGCCCGGGACGTTCTTTAACGGAACCTGCGTCTGCCACTGGGTCATGGTGTACAGGTCAATCGGAACCTCAACTGGGTTCGTCGGATTATTGAGCAGGATCGCGCTCATTCCCACGATCTGCGAGGGGCGCGTTGCGTTGAAATCTCCACCCGGCCCCAAAGTGTACGCTTGCTTGCCGAGCGACAGCGGATAGTCTGAGGCGCTCATGGTGAAGATGGATAGGCTGTCTGCGTTCCACGAGTCCACCATCCACTGAAACGCCATCAGCGCATCGTTTGCCTCGTCGCTGGTGGGCAGCTCGCCAGAGGCTACCACATTGATCAGGCGCATCGCCGCAGTGATGAGCGAAAGCGTCGTGAAGAAGATGGAGTTGTCGGCGGTTGTCGGCGTCAGGTTGGATACCGGATTGGTCAGCAGCGATCCGCTCGCCGCGTCCACCGATAGCGAATACTGGTTGCCGGATTGGTCCGTGAGAATCAGCGCCATTATGCGACCTTTCGGGGACGGCCGGGACCGCGCTTCTCGGGGATCGGCTGAACCTGTGGAGCTTCCGATGCCAGCGCCTCAATCAGAATCGACAACTGAAGCGCGATTATCTTGAGCCAAGCGTTTGTGCTGAGATCGGTCGGTGCGATGAGTTGGATTTCCTTGCTTGTCATTTTGCCTTGCTCCCCCCAGGTTGGCGCATAAGAAATTCATGCAAATTGCCTGGATAAACCTTGTCGGCGGCGTGGTGGTCGATGTTCAGGTCAGGAACCAGCCAGATATCGCCGCATTTTTCCTTCCACCGCTGCGCAAATGAGTAATCCTCTCCCCACCATATACGATCCCTTGCCCCATGATTGAATAAATCCACCGTAGGACTGTATCTCGGCCCATAGCTCAGTTCAGGATATTCGCCCATGAACTTGTCGACGGCCTCTTTGGTGATCTTGAGGAAACCTGCGGGAATGAGAGTCGCGCTGATTGCGCCGTCAGATTCACGAATCTTTGGGGTCCAATCTGGATTCATATCCCAATTGCCCATATAGCGCTCAGGCTCCGCTTCGTTTTCCTCTTTGAAACGATAAGTTCCTGATACCACATCGCCCTTAGTTTCAATCAGATTCAAGAGGTCAGGCGCATCCCATGAAAGATCGTAATCAAGAAACACAATCACATCGGCCTTGGCATCTAGTGCCATGCGCAGCATATCTGCACGAGCGCAGGAGATATACGGGCACCCTACTTTCTGCGCGTATCCCTCATCCCATCCAGCCGCGACGATAAGAGGGAGCGAGGCTTTCAGCGACTCAATGTAAGGCGCTGTCGGCCCCGCTATACTCGGCGTTGCGAATACGACTTTTTTCTTGCCCGTCATTTAGTGGGCGGCCCAGATTCCAAGTGCCTGAAGGGTTGCGTTCACCTCGGCCATCCATGCGCCCAAATTGGAGGCAATGGTGGCATTGGACGATACGGAGATGAGCGTGCTTGCATTCCCCGCGATGCTGGCGCGTTGCGCTACGGGCGTTGCCCCGTAGAAGCTGATGGTATCGGTAGAGGACTGTCCGAGGGCGGTTCCGCTGCCGTTATTGTCGCTGAGCTGCTTTCCTGCTGCCATGATGATTCTCCTTATCAGTCTACGTGCTTCCACGATTTACGACTAACGATACATGAGATGGTGGACTGCTTGAGACCATATTTCATCCCTAGTTGCTTCTGCGTCTCCGTGCTGGAGCGGATTTCACGGACTTGTTCTTCGCTTAGTTTCGTGGACCAGTGAGATGTTCCCTTATGTACCCAACCTCTACCCTTTGTCCACTTATCTCGCTGATTTTCAGCAGCGTTTCCAAGAGACAGATGGTCTGGGTTAACACATTTTGGGTTATCGCAAGAATGCAGAATCTCCATGCCGGGAGCAATAGTGCGGTTATTGTGAAAGGACCACGAGAAGCGGTGCGCCCTTCGTAATACCGTTCCTAAAACCTCTCCCATAAAGACTCCATACCCGTCTGCGTCCACTCCACCCTGCCAGTCCCAGCAAGCGTCTGTCTTAATGACTCGCTTGAAGAATCTGACCTCGGCCGGAAGTCCACGATACGACCCTGATGGATTTGCCAGCCATAGCGGAGAACCATACTTCCGTAAACGCCGCCAGTGCTTGTTGCAGAAACCCGCCGCCAATTCCGGAAGGTCACAACCCTTGATGGAACAAAGTCCGCCAAAGAATTCCACTCGATTCCCCGCTGGTGTCATGTTCATATTGACATGATACACCAGCAAGGAATGGAGGTAAACCGTTACTGTGCAATAACTCTCACAGCAAGCTGGGGACGGATGGTTCGATATCCGTACAAAACATCAATCCTGCACGGGATTTTGTCGTTCGTGATGTCGTACTGCCGAGCGATGCGCATGGAAATGCCGTCCATGACCTCGCGCGCGCCCCATGCGCCGAACTTCGATACGTCGATCAGATCGGCGGTGACGAAGGCGAACGCTTCCGGGTGGAAGAGGATCGACTGGTTGTAGAGGGCAGAAGCGCCGCCGCCAACCTTGACGACCGCAAGGCCGGAGGTCAGCGTGCCGGTCACGTTCTGCGTGGCTCCAGAGCTTACCGGAGTAGGGGAGATGGTGGCCGCGCCGGCCCCGGCTACGGCAGCGGTGAACACGAACTGCTGCAGGTATCCGAGATTGGCCTTGGTTTCAGGGTGGACGGCGTAAAT